CGCCAGCGCATCCATCAAGGCCTTGTTGACGTAGGGCACGGCCGCCTGCCATTGGCGGCTCAAGGAAGTGTTGCGATCGCCCTGGTTTTTCTTGTCCGAGGGGCCGTAGTAGGTGTTCAGGTTCTGGGTGGCCCAGAGCTTGATTGACTCATCGCGGGCGTCCTTGTACTTGCCCATGCTCGCGTATTCTTGATCGTATTGGCGTGCCGTTCGGTTCCATTTTGCCAGGAACTCGGCACCCTTGGCCTGGTCTCGAAATTGACGTGCGATTAACTCGCCTCGCTGAATCTCGGCCTTCAGATTCCACGCAGACCCAGCCCTGGTCGCCATGTCGGCCAGCTCCCGCTCGGGCATCAATGGATCCGGCTGACTCTCAAAGTACAGAGAGGTTTTTATATCTCCAGCTTTCTTCGACCGGCCTACCAGCTCCAGCAGAGATATGTCCAGCTTCTCCAAGGCGTCCAGATTTTTATTCCAGAACTCCCCAACCGCCGCATCTCTCGCAAGCTCACGTTCTGGGCCAGGGGCCATCCCGCCAATCTTGTTCCAGATATAGGTATCAAACCCTTGGGCGCCTTCGAGCAGCTTCGTTCTCGCTGCCTTCAATTCATCCCTGCCGGCAGCGCCATATTTAATCCTTGCGTCCAGGTCTTCATTGGCATAAACCTCCTCCAGCCTCAGGAAGAACTTGGGCTTGCCGGTAGCCGGATCAAGGACTGGTTTTCCGTCTTCCCCCGTAAACGGTTCGCTCGACTCCAGGCTGCCAACCATTTGCTGTAGGCCGGAGCTGCCAAACCAGCCCTGCTGAGCCAGCTTGGTGAAAATGGCCTGTTGCCGTTTGCGGCCCTCGCCTTGCAGTACGCCAAGCGTCGTCGATTGGTTCAGCACCTGCTGTAGCTGACCACGCAGCACCGCATAAAATCGCTGATCGTCGGCAGGGGAGCCTGTCAACGCATATCTAGTCCCGTCAGCCTCGACATACCTAGATGTAATCGCGGTGTCGTACAATCTTTTCATCATCGCGGCAGCAGTATCAATCGACTTCTGATCCAGTAGATCCTTGCGATCCTTGGCAATCTGCAGGCCAATCTTCTCCCTGGCCTTCTCAATCTCTGGTGCTGCAAACCGCTGGAACGCTGGCGTCTCGGCAGTCAGCCCGTACCGCTGCATCAGCTGCGCCGAGTATTCATCGGTCAGCTTCCGCACCGCCCCCTGCCCCTGGTCGGGCGCCAGTGCGTCGATCAGGTGGCCCCGCTGCTCGATGTACGCAGGCAGGCCCATGGCGATCTCTGCCCCCGCCATCTTCGCCATGCCGCGCTCGAACCCCATCTGCCGGTAGGGGTTGAGCAGCGCCATGATCTCGCCGGCCGCTGGGTCCTTCCGCGCCAGCTTCCGGTTGGCCTTGGCGTGCTCGGCCTCGGATTGCTCCATGGCGGCATCGTTCTGCGCCAGGCCCTTCAGCGCCTGCGCACGGGCCAGCTCCTCCCCACGCCGCATCTGCTGGTCCGCGTACTGCAGGCCCAGCTGCTGCAGGGTGGGCGTCAGCTGGCGGTTGAACACCTCCAGGTTCTGGGCCAAGCTCTCGAAGGCGTTGGCCCCCTGGACGCTGGGGGTAGCCCCCTGCTGCACCACCGCCGGCTGCCCCATGCCAGGCAGCTGCACGGGCCGGCTGGGCTCCGGCAGGCTGACCCGCGTTGGCTGCAGGAACGCCTGAACCGGCCGCGCCGCGGGCGTGATCTGACCGTCAGTTTGTCTTGCCATTGACCGTCCCTCCGGTTGTCTTGCCATTGACCGTCCCTCCGGCTGCCAGGTTGCGGACAGCGCTCGCTGTGTTCGTGTAGGTGTTGAACCCGCCCAGCAGCGCGGATCCCGTCTGAAGGACCCCCATGCCGCCCGGGGCCGCGCCGGTCATTGACGGTGCCGCCGGCGCCAGCAGCGCAGGCAGCGGCGGGTACGGGGCGATGGGATCCTGATACTGCTGCTTCTGATAGAACGGCTGGCTGTTATATGCGTTCAGGAATTGCACAACTTGGGAGAGTTGATCCCGCTTGTACTGCCGGCTGCGCAGGCCTTCGTTAATCTCACTCAGCGTTTGATAGTCGCCCATCTGCCGGGCGAAATCAGCCACAAACCTGTCGGCCGTGTTCCCCTCCTGCGCCAGCGCCTGGTATGCACTGGACTGCTGCAGAATCCGATATTGATACTGCTGGAAGGCGACGGCTTCCGCCATCCCCGCCTCCTGCTGCTGCTGCGCCAGCGCCTCGCTGTTGACGACAAACTCGGCGCCAGCGGCAGCCCTGGTCTGCCCGACCACATCAGCCTGGCTGGCCTCCTTGGCCAGCTCAAAGCTGCGCAGCTGGCTCAAATACCCCAGCGATTGGTTGTAGTTGACCGTCTCCTGCCAGTATTGCTGTTGCGCCTGCGCGTTCGACAGCCTCACATTCAACCCAGCCTGCCACTGGTTGAATCGAGCCACGGCGCTTTGGTACGCCCGCTGGTTCTTGTAATCCTGCGCCTTCGCCTTCGCCTGAGCAGAACCGGTTGCCAGGTTCAGCCCTGTAGAAACTGCTGCGACGCCGAGCGAAACCGGATCAATCAGCATCAGCTCCTCCACACATGGCTGAACAGCTGGCAGCTCGGGCCCATGGGAACAGGCGTGGCGACAAAGAAGCCCATGGACCGCAGCCAACGCACCGATTCTACGTTGGCCCAGAAGATCCAGTTCTCCAGGTATGGAGACTTGCCCTCCTTGCGCTGCATGGACAGCAGGCCCTCCACCCACCGCCGGCCACCCACCGCCAGGGCACTTCGCCGCTGGCGTGTCGCCGTGAGGCCATTGGCCCCCAGCAGCCACACCACCGTCCCGTTCAGGCCGGCGATCCCCAGCGGTTCGCCATCGTCTCCACAGATGGATTGCACCACGTCAGAGGCTCCCCAGGCCTCCAGCAGCGCCTCAGCGCCCGTGATGCCATAGGCGTAGCGGCACTCCAGTTCGTCGCTGCGCCGCAGATTCAGCGCCACATGTTCCACCGCCTGCAACGTGGCCTTCCCCCACTTCATCGCAGCCTCTGCGCCTTCGTCGTCACCTGCGCGATCCAGTCGCACCCGCTGAACATGCACGGGTTGGGGGTGGCGTTCACCACATCCACAGCGCACGATTCGCCGCGGGCCTGGATTGGGACGCTGAACACCCCCTCGAACAGGCTCCTGTCCTCAATGTCCAGGCCCTGGTTCAGGGCGCTGCCAATCTGGCTGTTCCTCACCCCCAGCTGCCAGCCGTCGAAGGTGTAGGTCGCCGGGTCGCGGCGCTCTGCCGTCACCGCCACCTTGAAAAAGCTGGTGTCGTGATACCTGAGCTTCGCGTGCCGGATCTGCGCTCGGGCCACGTTGCTGGCCACCCGTCCGCCGCCCTGGTCCTCCATCACCTTGAACCGGCTGAAGCGATACCGGAACTCGAACGGCTCGCCAAACGCCACCGCCTTTGTGCTCCAGTTGCCCCTGGCGGTGATCGTGTTGCCGGTCGTCGCGCTGCCCAGCAGCACCCCGCCGTTCTGCCCCGTGCCGTACAGGCTCCACGCCTGCGTCAACGCCTGCACCTGATACGGCAGCGTCCAGGTCGTGGTGCCGGCGATCGCGTTGTAGACGCCAGGGGCAACGCGCACCACCGCCGGCGTGGTGGCCGTGGTGGTCACCATGCGATCCAGCAGCAGCGTGGTCAGAGCGTCGGTGCTCAGGCGGTCGGCAACCGCCACCCTTTCCAGCCACACCTCACCGTTGGGATATTGCGTCACCAGGTACAGCGTCTCGCGGACGCACAGGATCTGCAGCACCCGGCTGGCCCCCGTCAGCTGCCAATGCGACCAGCTGCGCTGAATCCGCTCAACACCTGGGCCGCCCTGGCGATCGGCAAACTTGAAGACGTAGATCCTGTCCTCAGATCCGGCCGTCCTGGTGATCGCAAACCAGATGCCGGCGGTGTCATTGCCGGCCAGCTGGACCACGCCCGCCGGAATGTAGGTGGGCACATGGTCGGTGAGGCTGGGGGCCGAGCCGGTCAGCGCAGTGCCGACACCTCGAACGCCAAACTCCCTGAACTGCGTCCACAACCCGTTGGCCTGGGCGAACACCACACCGCCGGCCACCTGCAGCGGCTTCACCGTGGCGTCCGCCTCGAACGCCGTCAGCACCGTGACCGTGGCCGTCGCCGGTGTCAGCGCCGCATCGCTGCTCGACACCCGGAATTGCAGTTGATCGGAGAACAGCAGCAGTTCATCCTGCGAGCTCACCGCATGGCGCAGCACCGACACCTTGTTGCTGCTGGCCGCCAGGTCGATGGGGTCGCTGTCGAGGATCCCCGTCACCGTCTCGGGGAAGAAGTCGAAGTAGCTCCTCGCCCGGCTGAGGATCACGTTTTCGTCGGCCAGGAGCCCTAGCCGATTCCGGTGAATGAACACGTCCTGAATCGGGTAGCCGACAAACGATGGATCCGGCGACGAGTCGTAGTCCCCTGCGGTGCGCGGCCCCCAGCTGGGGATCGTCACGCCGCCCTGAGTGGTGCCGTTGGCGGGGCCGAAATAGAAGCTGCCATCCGGCAGCCGCACCAGCAGATGGGGCATGGTGGCCGCATCCAGCTGATACGGCATCCCCGGGGCAACGGTCTCCTGCCAGTCCCCTTCACCGAAGGTTGCGGCGGCACCCCGCGGCACGAAGCTGACGAAGTAGCCGTCGTAGCGGTTGGTCGGGTCGCCGGTCACTTCCACCTGATACCCACGGGGGGCGATGGTCGGCAGATCGGTGAACACCTGCACCCGGTTGGTGATGGCCGTTATGTCGGCGTTGGCCCGCGCATCGGTGGCTGACACCGTGATGGCGCTGGAAGAGGTCAGATGCAGCACCGATCCCTCGCGGGTGATCGTGACGCCGCTGGCGCCGGCCAGGGCCGTGGCCACCTCCGTGGCGATCGAGGCCGTGCTGATCCTGTTCTCGGTCACCGTGCTGCCACTGGTCGATACCGGCTGCACAGGCGTCGTCACCGTGGCCAGCGTGCCGTTGACGCTCACGCGATAGGTCTGCCCGTAGTTGGCGGCCTTGATCCACACCAGCGCCTCATGGGCCGCAGGCCGCGCCACTGCAGGCGCCACTGCTGCAGCCATCGCCGGCACCCGCTTAGTGTTGCTGATGAAGGTGTAATCGGCAATCGAAGATGCGCGAATGTCGCTGGCGCAACTCGCAGCCGTGGACAGGTAGCTGTAACCCGATGGTGCGGCAACCGTCTTCTCTACTCCGTCAAGGTCGAATACCCTGATCGCTGTCTTGCTGATGATCGCAAGATATTCTTCGCCGCTGTCTCGCAGGATCGAATGGAAGAACACGTCGCCCAGCGGGACAGCGCTCAGCCTGCGCAGCACCTCCGTACCGGCCCGTTTGCGCAAGCCATCGGCCAATGAGCTGTAGCCGTTGACCTGGGCCTCTCCTTGCGTCGGGTCGCGCTGAGAATCAGCCTGTTGGCTGATGCCCTGGATCAAGTTGGGGATCGAGTAGGAGGCGAGCATGTCGTCAAGAGAAATTATCCTGCGCAACCGGAAGCCGGGAGACAAACTCAGCCCAGCTCACCAGCAGCACGTCAGCGGCCATTGCCGGATCGAGCGCGTCGAAAATCGGCCGGAAGAGGCCCCAGCGCTCCAGCAGCACATCGGCGCCGAGCCCAAACGGGGGCCAGCCCGTCACCGCCACCGGCCGGACCTGGTGGCTCAGCTCCTGCGGTTGCGCCGCCAGCAGTGCATCACGCACTTCCTGAGGGAGCAGCAGGGCGTGAGCGCGGGCATCCCAGCCCTCGGGAAGACCCCCGTCGCCGAGGGCGAGCAGATCAGCAAGGGTCTGGGTCATGGGATCGCGGTAGCGATGGAGGAAGCGAGCGTGGTAACGATGCTCTGCAAAGGACCAAGATTCATGCTTATACCAATGTGATAAAAATAGCACCGCATATTCGCATAATTGTCTACCGTTCCGGCGCTTACATTGTTGCGAGCGAACAGGAATATATTGCCCGCGCCTGCAGATTGGCTGGCGGATGTAATTACTTCGTTTGCCGTGTTGACGCGGCTGTAGAAGTCGTTGACTGCGCCACGCGACACGCCGAGGTATCCGGTTGCTCCAACAGTGGAACGGGTGCCAGTAGATGCAGCGCCACTGCGGCAACGGAACGGGGCCGTGGCTGCTGTCGAGGTGGGGCTAACTAAAATCAGCAGTTGACCACCACTAACAGGCAGCATGCCCATGGTGCCGGTCGTGCCGCTGGACATGAGGTAGCTGGCACTCTGCGAATCCTGTGGATCTGCGGTGTTATTCCGGTTGAGGTTCAGATACTTGGTCGCATTGACCGGGTCGCCTATGCCTAGCTTGCGGTCATAATCTCCAGCCACAAAGTTTACATTGGTCGGCGCAGTGCCGGCCACCGGCACAAGCGCACCCGCTAACGTGCGAGCGCCAAGCATAAAGCACGTTGATTTAATAACGCTTGCCACGCCATCAATAACGCCACTGGTCACGGTCAACATGCCAGCCGCTACCATCGCCTCGATTGCGACGCTATAAGCATCGGTCACGCCTCGCTCTAGGCCCAGCCCATTGCCAGCCGCGAAATCAGCGGCCAGCACCTTGTTGATGTAGTCTTGAACATAGGCGGAGTAGATTGCTATGCTGTCTTCATCTTTTGCCTCGATAATACTTCCTCCGCCAACCACTTCAATGAATACCGTTCGCCAATCGCCCGCCCTTGGGCTCACAGGAAGACCCCCGGCCCACTTGACCAGGAAACCGGTATTGCCGCTGAACCACGCGATCAATCCGCTGGTATAGGCAAACTTCAGCCGACCCCGCCATACGCCGTTGGCAGGGATGTTGGCAAGATTGCCCAGGTTGATGGTAACGGCGCCATTGATTGCGGCGGCTGTAATGAACTCAACACCGCTGGTTACGTCAACGGTGTAAACATTGGCAGCAGCGGTGATGGTCTGCCGGGCTGGGTATAAAGCCGCTGCGCCGATGTTTGTTCGTGCGGTTGCGATATTGGCCAGATTGGCCAAGTTGTCGGCGTTGTTGAGCAACATGCGTTCGATGTTGCTGGTATCTCGATACCGGATTGTTTCCGCCACCGCATACAGATCCCGCGCCGTTGGCGTGGCTGGCGCGCCGTTCGGCAGCGTCAGCTCTACCGATGCCGACAGATTGGTGAACGCCCCGGCCGCTGGGGTGGTGCCGCCGAGGGCCGGGGGGCTCAC